CTACCTTGCGTGACTCTTCTAACAGTTAATGGTTTTCTAAATACATCAAACATTATTTATCTACTATTTTGTATTTTATAGCACGGCGCATTATCCCTGTGTCAATTAGAGTTCTGCTGCTTTTCTTTTTAGCTATAGTCGCATCGCTATTAGAGGGCTGAATGTTACTACCTATTTTCTCTTTTATATCACCCACAACCTGCTCACCAAGCGTTCCTAATAACCGCTCTACACTATATGACGGATCAATTTTCATTTTATCAACCATTGCGTCCCATTTTTGGAACTGCTCATCGCAAGTACTACCTATAAAAGAACGAGCTGGTATATCTTTTGTACCAAATTCATTGGCATAAGCATATTCTGCAATCAAAGTGCCAGTTTTTTCATTAACTCCTGCATCACTTAATATACCAACTTGCAAAGTTTTGCCCGCTAGTGCTTGCAGCTTCTTTATCGCTTCTTTAAACCCTTTATCTATATCCTTCATTAACAACTCCGAGTTAAAGGGGCAATAATTGCACTTTTTACTAATGCCATATATTTACCACCATAACTAGACATGTCAAATTCAGAAGTAATATTTGAATTAACTGCATAATCAATACTAAGCGCACCTTCTCTTATCGACTTAACCTGACCGCCTGACCCTTTACGTTTTAAGGCTAAATCAATGTTATGAGCCGCTAAATAAACAATTAAATTGTCTAATAGCGGCTGTCTTATCGAAGAACTGATGGACTCTTGGCTAATCGTCAAATGATCTAACAAGAACTGCTCATCTTCCAGTGCAAATTCTGGTGCTATACGCTTTAACCTTGCCAATAATTCCATAACATATAACCGTTTCTTATGTAGCGTTATTCGCTATGTAACAACCCATTGGCTGCCTTATAACAACTCCACCAAACCCAGAAGGACAAATTGTCTCATATCTTAAGTCTATTGCTTGAGGAGGTTTCATTTCAAACCAATTAGAAACGATTGGAGAAATAAAACTCTCAATATTCTTAAACATAAACAAAGAATCTTTTAAGTTTGCCGTACCTGTTCCAGCGGTTAATGCTGTGCCAGCTAATTCTGGAGTAGATATTACTTTAACGTTTTGTGCGCCTTCAAATTGTTGTCTAACAGTCGTCCCGTTAAATGTATTGAAAATCGTAGTATCCATAATGTTATATAATGCAGGAGCAATCAAACAAGTATCGGGAGAGATAACATTATTTGTAACAGTTTTAATAGCATTATAAATAGTCACTAAATTCTGATACATCTGTGCTGCGGTAATCGTGCCAGAGATTTTCCAGTCATTAGCCATCGCAGCCTTAGTTATAAAAGCATTCCCATAGATGCCTGGAATTCCAGAGAGTTTATCGCCGTAAAACCCAAGACTATTCATCAGTTCAAAATTAGAACGCATAGCTTGATCTGCTAACATCCCAATAACATTACGTCTTACCGCTGCCGAGGCCTGAATATCGGCGTCGCTAAAGTAAATTTTACATGCAATATTTACAATAGGAGATTGAAATTCTTTACCACCTACACCTACGAATGGTATGTCATCTACTAGTCCATTATTTGCCGCAATAATTTTAGATTTGCCAGTAGCGTCAAACATTTTGTAATTATATATTGTTTTATATTTCTCAACCATGTGAGGTTTTAGAACTTTAAAAAGCGTAAGTTCATTTTTTAAATTCATGAACTCTTGCGCCTCGTAAGATGTAAGCTCATTAGTAAAAAACATAATCTCATTAGCATCAACCCTTTTACCAGAATAATTCTCTAGAGCTGTATTTGAATAAAAACTTTTCATATATAATACCTGTTTATTGTAATAATTTATTTATTTGGATAGCACAAAGCTGACCAGCTACTGGTACTGTTAGAACAAAACCTAAATCAAGTTGTGTACCACCTGTAGCCGCCGCCGTTTGTGTGGTTATCAACCCTGTAGCCATTGTATAAACTGCTCTAGTTGTACCGACGACGTTTTGTGTGACTGTATTTACTAATATAATTATACGACCAGTCTTAGCTATCGCAATTGGCGAACCGATTGGATAAGAGTTGATGGCTGTTGACATAATCACAGGTTGTTCTCCTGTATTATCTGGTGCTAAAACACCACCGCTTGGTAATTGATTTTGTCTAAGTGCAATACCGATAAAGCTGGTAACCGCTGCTCCAACAGTAGCTAGTTTTACTTGTCTTACTCCGTCTGTACCAAGAATAACAGGTGCGCCGAAAGGTATTGCAGTCTCTGCAATATAGCTATCAACCTGAGCTAATGAACCGTCCCATACGTTACCAAGTAGGAAAGGATTAGAATTTAAACTATTACTAAAATCTTTTTGCATATTATTTACCTGCTTTCATTTGTTTCACGATTTTATCGTGTGTGGTTAAAGTAGTTGATACATCGCACTCTTTACTCAATAAGCTAAAAACTGACTTAGTATCTATGTTAGATGTTTTTAAGTTTGTACCGACAAATGCAGCAAACATTCCTTTTACATAATCATCAGTTTGCTCAGCGAAATCTAAACCGTCAGTTCTATTTGAATTTAAAACAGCAATCATGATCTCTCTATCGCTATGGCTTAGATAACCAAATAAGTCATCCTTCAGAAACGGCATGCTTTGAGCAAAAAGAGATACTCTGTCCATAACCTGCTTAGATATAACGCTATCGACTCTAATTTTCTTTTCTTCTTCTAGTTCTTTTTTTGTTTTATCCCATGCTTTTTCTACATGATCTAATTTACTAGTCTTTGCTTCTAATTGACTTGTTAAAAGTGCTTTATCAGCAATTAACGCATCAATGCGTAGTTTTTTATTTTCTATTTCTTGATCTAAATTTTTTATATCTAAATTTTGATTGTCTTCTGACATATTAACCTTCTCTTTATTATTAATTGTTTTTAATTCTGCTGCATTATCAAATCTAAACCTAGCATTTCTGCCAGCTCTACCTTTATCTACAACGGCTAAATGATTATAAACTATGTTAGTTTGTATATAGTCATAGTCCTCATTGTCATAGTTTCCACTTTTTTTGACTAAAGTAACTTCGTAACCGAGCGATAACTCAACTTTCTTACCGCTAAGGATTTTATCAATTACATCTTGATGCGTAACTGTGATAGTTGTGATGATATTATCTCCGTCTGTATCACAGTTCTCGCCTGTATAACCGACTTGCAATTGAGCTGCATTTTTTGAATCAACAAACTCAGCAGGGTGGTCGTCAGTTACAGGTATCATCTTCATAGTATCCAAACTATCAGTTTTAAACACCTCATCAGGATGACGCAGTTCTCTTCTTACAGTGCCGTCAAAATTTAGGTATTCAAAGACTCCTGCCCTACTAGCTATCACCTTGCCACGTAAATATCCTTCTTTAGTCTTCTCTACTTTCGGCACTTGGAAAGTATCAAATCTTTTTATTATACTTGTTGCACTTAACTTATTAGACATACGTTTTAAATATTAATTATTGGGATAGAAGTACATCGACATAAAATGTCTTGCGATGGATTACTCAATGTTGCGTTAATCGACAAACGTTGTAACTGCTTCTTATCATTAATGTTGTTTTTATAGATATTGAAATCAAGCCATGAACAAATTTTATTATCTAAAACTTCATGTGAGTGCCTTACTCTCTCATCCTTACTGGTTGACCATTTGTACTCAGTAATGCCTAATTCTAAATTTCTTACTCTTGTTAGATTGCCGTGTAATTTATTGATCTGGTCTCTTGCAATAATAATTGCTCTTTTTTTAGCTATGCCAAAAGACTCAACTAATCTCTTACTCAGTTCGATATGGGTCACGCCAGTTCTAACAGCCGTATATACAATCTCTTCAACCTTTGTGAGCATTTTTTCTGGGATTGTTTTTATTAATCTAACATTCTCGGATACCCACATCCTCATCTCATTTTGAACATGGGTGTTTTTTAGAGTGGGGATTGATTTCTTGACCCCGTTTAATGATTTCTCAACAGCCTTATAATTAAATTTCTCTGTGAGGACTGCAACTCGAGAGATTCTTTTTAAGAAAAGATTTAATTCAGAAACAATTTTAGCTTCGATAAGTTTAATTATATTTTCAAAATCATAATTAAAATCATTATCAATTCTTATGAGTTTCTTATAATCTTCCTCAAAAACACCATCAATAACTAACGACTTTTTTATAAGAAAACTAACTTTTTTAACTAGAGCTAGTAAATACTCCTCATACTTAAGCCTTGCTTCCACTGGAAGATTGACTAATAAACCCAATTTATGCACTTCTTTCTTGCAACATTTTTTCTAAAGTTACTGAATCATCTAATCTGTTTTGACCCAATACTTGTTCTAGAGAACTTAATTGTTCTTGGATTAGTTTAATATCTCTTATTACCAAGGCTTTACGCTCTGGAGTAGCTATTGTTTCTTCACCAGAAAAGTACAAGGTACTGTCGCTATATAAAGCTTGTACATATTTTGGTAAAATTTGAATAATCTCTGCTACGTTCATACAACAACCCATTATCTTCTTAATTTATACTATATATAGTGCAATAAAATATTGCACATACTGTATATAGTATAACAAAATATTATTATAGATCAATGGTTATTTAGTATCTTTAAGGTTATTTTAATCTCTATTAAGCTTGATTTAAGCCGAATAATTTATAAGTCGTGCAATAAATTACTCGGTACAAACGCTTAGTCGGAAATTTGGAGGGTTTGCGGCAGAAAATTAGGATATTGTTACAAATTAAACAGTAACGGGCGGCACATAACTTGCTAAGAACTCTCTAATTTTAGCAATATCGTCTTCTAATTCTACTAAGGTTTTTTCAGAAGCCTCTTTTAACTCCGTAAATTTAGAACTATTTATATCAATATCACTACCAAATATTTGCCAAGTCCAATTTCTTAAATTTTGAGCATCAGACATAAACCAAGAAAGATAGTTTACGGCTTCTGGGTTCATGGGTTTTATTACAGGATCTACTAATTGATTAACTTGTACAATATTGTTATTTTTACTCATATCTTTACCTATTTTTATAATATTATTACTAAATAAACTCTACTACCACTCTTCCGTTACCGCCTCTTAAACCACTACCACTTAATGATCCACCCACACGACCAACCCCATAACCGCTTGAAAAATCACTGTCTGATGCAGCTGCTGGGGAAATTGCAGTGCCAGTGCTATCTGCAACAATTATTGTGCTGCTTTTTCCTGGGAAAGAATTATTGATGTAACCTGAACCGCCACCAGAAGTTCTACCATCGCCGCCCGCACATCCTCCTCCATAATAACCATCTCCTCCTCCACCACAATCATAACTTTGAGCTGTAAGAGTTGTTGTAGCCCCAGCAGCTTGTAAAAAGCCAGCTTGTTGAAATTGAGCAGGCGGTAATGTTTGCGATACTCCACCGCTAGATTGTGTGCCACCGCTTCCTGACAAGTTTCCGTCTTGTCCACTTATTCCACCACCAGCACCAAGATCATTTGTAGAATAACCAGAACCGCCTCCGCCACCACCTGCTATAGCTAATATAGTTCCGCTAGATGAACCTATGCGCACTTCACTTCTACCGCCTCCACCTCCTGGGTAAGTATCGCCTGAAATTCCAAAGCCCCCATTAGGATAACCACCTGTTCCTGCTCTGGTTGCATTAATCCCACCTTCACCGCCTTGACCTACCCTTAGATACAAAGCTTGTCCTATATAGTTAGTAGTATTGAACTCATATATAACGTAGCCGCCTGCCCCACTACTACCTCCGCCGTTATACAAACCTTGACCGCCCCCAGCTCCTAGTATTTTTAATCTACATATGTTTGTAGAGCTAGTCGGTATTGTTATAGATTGAACACTACCGTTATAATCAAAAGTATTTTTATATGTCGGTATAGGGATAAACTGAAAATTATTAATAACTTGAACTAAATAAAGGTTTCCTAATTCACCCGACCATTTAAAAATAAGACAATCAACTGCATTTGCTCCACTGGAAAGCGGCATCAACGAAGAAGTACTACTAGGTCTATAAATGCTATAAATGTTTAAAGTTCTGCCCCCAGTTGAATCTTGTTTTACAAACAATGTAAAAGTAGATTCTTTATTCCAACTAATGTTAGTTATAGCAGCATTACCTGTCAAAGTTAAAACTGCTACATTACCATTAAAAGCATTCCAAATAATATTAGTGGAATAAGTTAATATCTGATATTTATCGGTACGCTGATCAAAATAAGTTTTGTTAATAGCAGATGACGAAGTAGCTGGTGTAGATGGTAAACCAGTTATATCATTACTCTGCATATTTAAAGGATTTAAAACTTGTATCGCCAATGAATTATATGCAGATAAATTGTTACCTATTAATGTTCCACTGGTTGCACTAACATTACCCCCCATACTAGTTATATTTCCACTAGCAATTAAACTTGTTATATTTAATGTAGAAGTTAAATTTATTAGAGGATCGCCAAATATTCCGTTAGCATTGGAAATTGTTAAATTAGAGCCTACTGTCAACGTTCTACCAACATAACTATTGCTACCAGTTCTTATCATCAATCCAGAGGATGCGAAAGCAGATAAAGCTTGCAGTTCTGATCCTAATGTCAAATTTATTGTTCCAGCAGATGTAATAGGCGATCCTGTTACACCCAATCCCGTGCTTCCAGTAATACCTACAGAAGTAACTGTGCCAATGACAGGAACCCAACTAGTTCCATTATAATATTCAGCTAAAGGCATTTGTTATAAACTCGTATTTATCCTCATCATCCCTGTAACTGGAACAGCTGGTCTTTGAGCCGTTGTTCCTACTGGAATTGTTATAGCCCCTGTTCCACCAATAGTAGCATTACCTGTAGTTGCCAATGTTGCTGAACTAAATAAACCAGTAATAGTAACATTAGTAGGCAATGATAATACTGGAACGGAAGAAGTGCCGCCAACTGTTACTTGATTAGCCGTACCAGTTATAGAAGTAACGGGCGATGTCCCGCTACTTGCGGCCGTCAATCTGCCTTGCGCATCTACCGTTATCGCTGCATTAGTATAGCTGCCAGTGGTTACGGTAGTATTTGCCAGAGCAATCGTACCGCTGCTTGTTATAGTCCCACCAGTTAAACCAGTTCCAGCGGTAACACTAGTTACTGTCCCTGGATTACCAACTGTTACAAATGACGTACCGTCATAAAACTCTAATTGTGCCATTTTAATTCTTTTCTTTTTAGTTAAATATCTGTGTTACATCTTATCATACCAACGCTTGGATTACTAGGTCTTTGAGCAGTATTTCCAGTAGGAATTTGAACAAAACTTGTTCCTTTTAAAATAGGATTATCTGCTAAAGAAACTCTAAAATTATTATTTGTATTAACAACGTTAATTTCATCAACGGTTCCTTCTACTATAACTGGACTTACGGGCGGATAAGGTAAAACATCCGTATTAAGTCGCAACATTCCTAATGTTGGGATAATCGGTCTTTGTGTAGTATTGCCAGTAGGAATTCTAATAAATTCAGCGCCTGTGAAAGTAGGGTTTTCTATAAACTTGATATTAATATCTTCGTTTAATTTTCCCGTTCCAATAACGTCACCCGTTAAGGTTACTTCTGCATTTTGTATTGCCGCTAAAGCATCATTTGCTGTATTTTGAGCAGAAGATGCGGCAGCAGCAGCCACTCCTATTGCGCCGCTTATACTGATACCTGCTGGAACAATAGGTATTAAGCTATATGGTAACATTTGCTCCGTAAAATATGCCGCGGCAATTGCTGCACCTTCTGCTGGCGCGGCAAGTGCTTGTGCCATTGCTCCATCCGCAGTAGCTTGAGCAGCTCCAATAGAAACATCTTGTGTAACATCTTTCGCTTGTATAGCGGTTATTTCTACATCTTGTACCGCATCCTTTGCTGTAGTCGCAGCTACAAATATATTATATGCAGCTTGGAAAGCGCTTATTATACCGAGAATAGTTGATATTACAGACGGAGTAGTATAATCAACATTTGGAATAGCGGGTTTTATCTCACCAGATTCATTAGCTTTTATTAAATCCCCAGGTGTTAATCCACCAATTGCAAGATTCTCAAATTCACCTGCAACCCCAATTAGTATGGGTATTACACCACCTATAGGATAACCAAATTCACCTGGGTTATTTTTTCTTATATTAAAAGCTGTAGGTGCAATTAGCTTGTGTCCAGCTAAAGGGTAAAGAGGATCTAATATAACTAAATTCCCGATAGGTATATCTGCCGTGTTTACATAATCCTCTCCGCTTACTCCTAATGATAAGACACCTTCTGCACTGTTCTTTAATAGCCCAGCCCCTAATTCATCCAAAGCTTGGGCTTTATTAAAAGTATAAGTTGTTCCAAGCCCATATAACTCCATAGCGGCAATAAGTAATGGGTCGGTAACAAAACTATAAGCAGGATTTTCCCAGCTATAACTTATCGTTTTGTTTTTTACAATAAATCCTGCGTTATCAAGCCTTTTTATTGCTTGCGCCGCTTTAATTTGAGCAAAAGCAAGAGAGCTAGATATTTTTGTTTCAGTACTCGTATTTAATAAATTAGGACTTCCTGCGTATATTTGATTTAACCATGGAGAAGACATTACATAATCCCAGCCACTTGTTGGATCAAAGTTAGGGTTTGGAATAGGAATACTTACAGATAACAAAGGTATAGGAAATAAAGCCGCTCCTAATATTGGTAAGTTTTTTACGGCAATATTGATTTTCTGAATAGGTCTATTAGTATAATCTCCAATCCATATATGCTCATAATCAAGATTCTCCAATATCCCTATTTTGTCAATCCTACGGCGTAAATCAATAATATCGAATTGCATATCCCTTAATCTAGGGGAAGGTTTTGCAAGTCCGTCTTTATTCCCTAACAATACATAATTAGGATCACAAGCAATATTAAAGTTGATTTTATTATCTGAGAAATCAAAGAGCTTGCGCCACTTATCGTTAGTAATCCCTCCTAAAAGGGCATACATAGACTCATTGTTTTTGGTAAAAGAAAGCATCCCCTCACTACGTCGCTCCGTAGTTATTGCGTCCCTATTTGGAATTGTATCAACGCTATGTATTCCTCCCCTGCCGAATATATCCAAATTGGTAGGGTAAGTGTCTGTAACACTCATTGGAACTATAAAATTACTTACTTTTACGCCCTTCATATCGTTAAATGACCTAATATAGTGGATATTTTATCGCTTTCATTTGTATAATGAGTATCTACTAAATTTGCCAATGAGACAAACCAAGCAGGGTCGCTGTTATCTAACTCATTTGGAAAGTCAGGAGGAAATCTAGGTTGAAACTTATAATAATATACATCTTTGGGTAATCTATTGCTAAAATAATCAATAGAATACCTACTCCATTCCTCAGCTCCAGACATAGCAATATTCATTATACTAAATAGTACTTCAACTGCATGATCGCTCCCAACCCCAGAACCCGATCCGTCAAATCCATATTTACCCTGCCCTGTACCTGCATCCACTATAACAATCTTAGTAGCATTAGGTTTTACCGTTAAACCTAAATTAATTGCGGCAAGTATTGGGTCGTTGGCATATACTCCGCCATCCATATAATCGTGACCGTTAAATGTATAAGCTGGCAAATAAATAGGCGCAGCACTTGTTGCCCTACAAACATTCACTATACTTTCCGTCTTTCCTATAAAATAGGCTGGGTCTTCAAAATTAGAGAAGACAACGTACCTACTCATATCTTTTTCAAAAGAAGGGATAATAATAGGAGTTTTAAGATTAGCTAATGTACTTGTTCCAAAATTATCTACTAGAGTCTGGTGCAAAATATTACTACCAAAGTTCGAATCTGGATAAGGAGAGGAATAAAATGCATCATTCGTAGCAATTAATGCTATTTTTTGTAATTCATTAGGTCTATTAGAATCAGTCCCTGCATTATGACTTCCTGCTGCCAGTTCAGCAGCGGTTCTAATGGTAAATACCCTTTTTGCTTTCTGTAAAAAGAAAGTCTCCATCTCATCGGGAGTTTTGCCAAAAGAATAACCACATGCTAATATTCCTCCGATAGAAGCTCCGCACATAACATCTGCATATTTCCAGAAATCAGCTTGTGGTATTCCCCATTGATGCAGAAACTTTTGCATGAATCTATTTGAACCATACCCCTTTGTTCCTCCCCCTGGAAAACTAAAGATTCTTAATGTATTACTATCCACTTTTTACCTTCATTATAATATCTTCGTGTATTTCATTTAGAGTGCGGTAACAGTTATATTCAATAACTAGCCCATATTCATTAACTATATTGATCTTCAATACATCATTTAAAATTAAAGCAATATCGCTTACAGTATCATAGAAAATATAGTTTTCGCCCAGTATAGAAGGGTAACAAAACCATTTATAATTAGAGCCTAAAGGGATGTTCTGAAAAAAATACTCGCCGTAAATATCTATAACTAATTCGCTTGCTCGGAGTACAATTAATGGATTAGGAAAACCAGTATCAGTAATATCCTCAGTATATTCTCCGTAATAAATTCTATATTTACAATTTACAGTAAAATATTTGTTAAAACTGACCCCTGTTGTGTCATATGCAAATATTTCAAAAGTAATAACGTCTATCGTGTTTTTTGTTTCTCCTGCTAAAGTAATATTAACTGGCGAGACATTAGGCAGATTCTCTAATAAAACTTGCCCTTCTTTTAAGATAGTAATTGAATCAGGTCGTAATAACTCTGGGTCAGTAATGGTAAAATTAGCCTGATAGTCTCCTGCTATTATTGAATAGCCTATTTCTACATTGTCTAATAATCCAGCGATAAAGAAATCAACGAATTTAGGAAAATTATAACCATATAATAATTTTGTAAATAGTACTTTTAAATCAGTGTCTTTAAACTTTGTACCCTTAGGAAGAAGACCAACATCGACTGGCATTGGCAACTCATTACTATAAAGAAACGTGTTGCCCTGTCCTTGCCCTCCGCCCCCAAAATATTGTTTTACCCTGAGTTTACCTGCATCGATTGTTTTCTCATCAGTTTCAATAATAAGGTGATCGTCATCGTTTATCTTCGCATCTATTATTCCATTGCCATCCTTTCCATTATCACCTTTTTCTCCCTTTTCACCTTCTCGCCCTCTCTCTGCTTTTACTGCTTGAATTTGCTTTAAGGCCAATGTAAGGCTTTTTACGCTCTTATTTATGCTTTTATTGATATTTTCTATTATTTCTTTCTTATTTTTTTCGTTTTCAGAGGATATAAAGGCATTTAATTTCTTCAATAGATTAGCTTCAATCACTTGGCTATCAGCATCTTTGCCGTCTGTTCCATCCCGACCGTCTTGTGGTTTTGGTATGAGTGCTACGAGCTCAGAAATGTTTGTGGCCAGAAGTAAGATAAGCTCTTCTTTTTGTTTAGATATTAGTAGAGCAAGTTCAGACTTAAGACTATTTTTAAAGCCTGAAAAATCTAATTCCAATATTTGCCTTAACTCCTCTAGCAACTTGCTGATTATTTTTTCTTCATCAGCATCTTTCCCATCTACTCCATTTTGAGGTATGGGAATATTGCTAATATTCTTTTGCACTTCTGATAAGATATTTTTATCAAGTATCTTCTTGTACTCTTCTATCTTACCTTCAAGAGCCTTTGTAATCGTAGTAATAATCAGGTTAGCATCTGCATCTATCCCATCTTTTGGAATAGGTAAGGCAGAAACTAAATCAGAAAGCTTACTATCTAGTTTGTTAAATAGATCGTTATAACTACCTTCCGTTTTCAGTACCAACTCATCCTTAAAATCATTAAAAACTGAGACATACTTATGTCTGTATGTTTCAGATTCAAGTAGCATTGATTTCTGTATATTCTCTAAACCTAAAGCAAAGTCATTATTTAATTTCTCCGATATTCCCCTGTAGATATCGCTTTTTAAACTATCTAAATCAATCTTATCGTTATTTTGTCTTAAAAGAGAAAAACGTTGCTTGAAGCCATTTCTATAAGTAAATGAGATTTCACTATCTGTTTGAGTGACAGCAGTTATAAATTGCTGTGCCCGTATCTTTTCTACTAATTCATAAACAGAGGCAACCAGTAAAGAGTAATCTTCTTGCATCTATCAACCTACTTGACTAATTTTTTGATAAAGACTATCCATTATCTTTTTTGTCTTTGCTGATTCCTTGTTCTCATTGGTAGATTTAGCTTCTTCTGCCTTAAGTTCGGCAATAAGACTTTCTTCATCTTCAAGTAAGGTATCTGTCTCTGGCTCGCTTAATTTTATATTGTAATTAAACTTCTCTTGTCCAAATCTTTGTTGCCAAGCCTCTGAAGCATCGATAGCCCCTCTGTCAATATACATACAGTCTATCTCGGCATATTCCTTCCTAATCTTAGCAGTTTCTAAATCAGAAGTGGCAACAAGAGAGGGGAATTCCCAATCGAATGTTTTGGGCTTATTCTTCCATGTTTTTTGGTGTTCTAGCAATTCTACAACCCAATCAATAGCTGGCTGTACTTGATCTGACCTGTAAGCTCCAACCATATCATAGTAATTTTTCATATCACTATCTCCCGTTGAATTCATGCCAGCAGGCGATCTACCAAATAATTTAGTAGCTGGATATCCAGTAACAGAGCATATTACTTCCGAGAACCTATCCCATAGATCAGCTAATCCTGCAACAGAACTAGCCCGCTTCTCATAATCCTCTGCTTCTGCATCAATAAGCAGAGAATTAGTAATAGAACGGGAGACGTCTATTAAAGCCAATCTGTTTTTGATTGCAGCTTCCCCCCCTTCTTCTATCAGTTTTTGGGCTAATCCGTCCATCTTAAATATTACTTGAACAAAATCTTGTATTATTTCTGCTGACGACTCAGTAACTATTCCATAATTCCTTAAAGCTCCAAAGCAAGATTGCATAATAGATAAGTCCCAGCCTCCGTTATATAATCTCATCCTATTGGTAGTTGTTGCTCCATTCATTAAGAAACATCTTGATCTATGTACTTTAATGACTCCTACATCCACTACATTAGAATAAGAATTTATGGTATAAAACTCTGGCTCACCAAAATGCTCACTACCATAATTAGTATTTAAATCTCCTACAGTCCAAGTAACTTGAGATTTATCAAATACTTTAATTGAAATAATTTTATCAACTCTATTCAAATTAACTGGTTTCTCTAATTCTAAACCATCATCTATAAACGCTACTAAAAGCGCACCACCATATAATCTACCAGAATAACAACCATCTGTTATTCTTTGTTTTAATTTAATTCTGCTCATTTCTTGTAATAAATCATAATCAGCTTCTATAAAGCCTCTCATCGCATCATCGACTATTATGTTTATTATCTTTTGAGCTAATCCATTACTTTTATACATCTCATCTAATGTCATATAATCCAGTAATGGCAAAGCACCGACTCTTGTGTTATTAACACGGCTAGAATTCATGCCTAGGTTAGTCATGTTATTAATCCAGTTATCTGATCTTTTTGAAGAACCGAAGAATTTCTTTATTTTATTTATCATTTTTTTCTATTTAATTTATTTATATAGTCCAGATGCAAATTTATCTGGAGACATCAATTTACTGTAGTCGATAGATTTATTCTTCATAGAGCGTTCAAGGGCATAACGTAAGGCATCTATACAATGGTTGTTTGCATCAACAATAGTATTAGTAATATCACCACTTCTTTCGTCAACTTTATATGAATATAGGGTAAATTCTCTGACAGTCTCGGGACAGCGTGGATTAATTATTATTTTATCAAAAGACTTAATATACTCAATACCGTCTTCTATTGTTCCCTTACCTTTCTCAACAGCTTTTATACTGTAGCCTTGTCTCTTGATCATTGAGATAGTCTCTGGCCTTGCATTATCTGCATAAATAGTATGTCTCTTTAGATCTGGCAATCTCTTCTCTATGAACTTAGCAGTTTCATCTATCTCAAGCCCTTTCTTTACTGCCTCATGAGTAATGTAGAGTATATTTTTATCGACAAAACACCTGATTCCAGCAGTCGGATCTTGAGAGAAGCCAAAATCTAAACCAAAGTACTTATGCATTCCTTGCGGCTCTTCAAATTCAGATTCAAGCCAGTAACCTTTGAATATTTGTGCGTCTGAGTGTTCTAAGCACTCACCTAGCCAAACGTGTCTATACATTCCATGGTCTTTTAGCTTTAAACGCTCCATTTGATCTTTTAATACTTCTGGAAAGTGTGGATTATCTTCATAATTAACTTTGACCACATAAGAATCTTTGGGCAGTTCATTTTCTATAAATGTTTTATAGAGTATATCAGTTTTGTTTTTAGGGTTGAAAGTACACCATATTTCACTCATCGGCTCACGTATTGTTGGTTCTATTACTCGCCAGCTTTCTGCACTTAGAGTGTCGGCTTCCTCTATCCAAAGGTGAGTAATGCCTGCCATAGACTTAATACTGTCTACATTGTGCCTAAGACCTTTGAATATGAACCTACTACCAGAATAATTGCAGTTAATCTCATCTCTAGTAATCTCAAAATAATCCCCAAGACCCATAGCCTCAATTCGCTGTTGTAATAAAGAATGAACACTATCTTTGATAGAATTCTGGAACTCTCTACCACAAAGTACTAAATGTTTCTTATATAAAGACATACTAATTAACGCATCTGCAACAGCCCATGATTTACCACTCCCACGGCCACCATGTATAATTTTATATCGGAATGGCTTAAATAAACCTTGCTGCCATTTAGTCAAATTCCTATGGAGTTCATTTGTCATTTTTTATCTCCATTGCTAATGGCTCATCCGAAAAATGATTGATGATACTTGGCGGTTGTTTAGGTGTTATATCTTTTGTCTCAACCAGTTGTTTTTCAGACCATCCAGCTTGGGTTTTGAGAAAAAAAATAATAGAAGTCGTGTCGCACTTTAATGAGTCCTCCTCATACATCCCAAGGGCTTTCTCCTCAAGAGTTTTGGCATATCTATATATTTTTCTAGCCCTCCCTTTTTTATAAGACCGAAAAACCTCTGATTGACGCTTACGAATTGCTAAAAAAGTATCTGCATCAATATCAAAATAGTCAGCTATTTGCTCTATTGTGAGATAAGCAGCTAATTCTTCGACTTCTTTTATTTGCTCCTTATTTAAAACTACTGGAGGTCGTCCACCTTTGTTCTTCGGCTGAGCGTTCATGCTTTATTTTTTATCGAATTAATTACGGAAATAATACCACATATTGTACTAAACAACAATTATATACTTATTACACGCTATATATATGATTAATTATTAGAGTATAGAAAGATCCTTTGTGAATATAAGGTGATCGAGGTGACGTATACTAGTATACGCTTCTTATACTAGTATAAACTAAAAGGGGGTGAAGATGCACTAAAAGAGAGAATTTTCCTAAGAGATTTAAGCGATATATTTGATGGCTTATGCTAGCAAAACCATTGGCTCTTACTAGCACTAGCCAAATTATATTAAAGAACAACTTGACGTTTTTTCTCCTTCGATGTAATTTTAGATAGTTCTGTCGAAGATAGAATGAAATAGCTGCTTTTGCATCCGAGACAGAACACCTTCCATATTTTTCAAAAAACCCCCTAACCTATTAAGGAAAAATCCGCCCCAAAAACCGTTACATAACCTTCATTATGGAAATTGTTGCTATTTTACAACGTATTTTACAAGCGATAAGTTAAGTACTTAATTAAACTTAATTACTCGTAAGTTGCTATAACTATCGCAAATATAATCAGCACAATCCATACCCAAATCATTTTTTACCTACCACAATAATTCTATGTTTCTTACTTCTTCCAGCAATCTAAGTTTTTTTCTTTTAGCATAATCTTCCTTAAACCTATGCAAAGCTATCAGTCTATCACAAGCTATACCTGATTTAGCCGTCTTTATATCTTCTTGCGATTCTTTCCATTTCTTTGTTAGTGTGGCTGACGTATTGCCACGACTATATTTGCTAGTAGCGCCTACGCCTCCATTCATTTCTCTACCTCATCTTCAGCACTTAAGTCTAAAAATATTACTATCTTATCAATTTTGCTATTTAAATCCAGTAGCTCGTTTTTCCAATGCAACTTCTCTGCCAATAGAATGAATGTAATAAGAGAGCCTAGCATCCCCCAAAACACTGGTGAACAAATATTTTTTACTAAGTTTAAATTCATATCTTCTCCTCTACTATTGCCCACTCAGTGTTTAAAAACTCCGTTTCATCAAGCATGTAGGGGTCTTCATATGCGTATTCTATACCACACCAACAAGAAGTGTATATCTTGCCAGAATGAATACAAAAAAAACGACCTTTCTTCCAATCGGGTAATCGTACATGATTACCTTTTTTCATTTGTTGAACTGCTTCTATAAAATTCATTTTTTTATCTCTTCTTTTATTTCCCAATCAGTAGCCAAGTAATCACCCACAGTAAATACATTATTATCTAAAAAGCATGTGTCATTCTCAAAATAAATAAGTAATTCTCTATCCCATTCATTGCCAGCATTTGAACTCCACCAATGATTGAACTCATAACTTTTTCTATATACTAGCTTTCCTTCTTGCAAAGCCTCGATAGCTTGAATAAAATTCATTTTATTTTCCTCTCTAATTTAAAAAGCATCACATATAGTTGCATAATTTCCTTTTTAGAAAATTTCTGCAATTCTTCCTCGTTATAAATTTGAAAAAAAACCTGTGGTATATGTTTCCATCTTTTATTGTTAATCTGCCAAGCAACAGCATCGATATAATTACTCACAGCGCGCACACCTACAAAGCCCATTGAATCCTTAATAACTTCCTTAAGTTCTTTTGGACTCATTGTTAAAACTTCATTTGTTGCTTCTATAATATTCATACTTCCCTGCTATTTATATAATCTGAGTATTGTTTTTTTAAATTGACTATTTGGTTTCTTAAATCAATAGCTTCTTGGTCTAAAACCTTTCCACCACAATACTCATAATACTCTTCTTTAGTATTATTTAAGCATTCTTCAATCTCAGTTAAGTCGATTCTTACATCTTCTAAAAAATCTTTCCAATCAAAATCCCAACCACAAGACTCTATATGATCCGCTGGATATGAGATGGTATTTAGCATAGTACATAGCTTTTCTTTGATATATTCCCCTACGGTTACAATACTTATTTCATCTACGTAATCGTCAAAATTTCTATAATTATTCTTCATATCTTATCCCCCCTAAAATGGTATTTCGTCATCGTATATTTCTGCCTCTGGCATAGCTTTCTTTGCCCCGCTTTCTATCTTGTACCTACCGTTACTTTGCTCTGTTGTATCCGTCTTTTCTTTTGGATACGTTAGAGTTAGAATATTAAACTCGGTTACTAGTACTTCAATGTTTGCCTCAGCTGTTCCGCTGCTAGTGGTATAAGCTTTAGCCTTAGGTATTCCTCTAACAAATAAACCCATCTTATCTTTAACGTACAGCTTAATAAGCTTAGACATGTTTTCCGAACTAGACTTGCACTCAAACCAACTAGTATCCTGCTGTTCTTCTCCATTTTTGTCTTTGTACTTCTTGTTCACACAAAGCTTAAACACTACCCAATTCGGATATGCTTGTTCATTCGGGCATCTTGCATCTTGATACACGTAGCCTATTAGCTGTATTTCTGCACTATTTCTCATTTTTTTTCTCTAACCTATTGTTTTTATAAATTACTCCATAATCAGAACAAATCTTCTCATAATTTTTCTTGGCAACATCTATACCTTTCAATTTAATATTATCTAGTACATCTTCTACTAATCTTTCATATAAACCTTTATCCATGAGTCCTTCATCCATCAAAAGCCTCCATTTGGTTTGTAAACTATTGGCCTCTGGTTATTATTTTCATAATGCAATTCCAGAGTTACTTTTTGCTTTTTGACTACACTCTCAATTGCGCTTTGAAACCTGTTGTAAACGCTATCAACATAAAATGTTGAGCCTGTTAGGATTATTCTGCTATTCGGTTTGTCTTCACTAACTCTTAGTTTATCAAACCAAGCGTTGAGAATATGATCACCTGTTTTCTCGGGAAAATACTTGAGTAACTCCTTTTTGAATTTCTCCCATTTTTGTATTTTCGGTTCATTTTGCGGTTCTTGCAAAAATTTAGTTTCAGGTTGCGCTATTTTTACTACGGCAGAAGAAACTATACTGATATTATCGCCGTAGACCTGATGTATACAGGCTTTCAAGGTGTCTTTATCATTTACCGATAAATTAAACCCGTTGCTTACCTGAACGCCTAGTTTGCTTAGGTTTATCGGGATAAACTTACAATTTTCCATGATCTCACCAGATCTTACGTTTCCAAAGTTTTTGAATATTGCGCCGCTTAGCTCAAACTCCATATTGCGCTCTGGTTCTAGCGGTATTTGTTGTGCTTTCATTTCGATTATTTCCTCCTGTATTTCAGTTGTTTCGGTGTTTGGTTCGGCAAGTAGATTGGTTAGCAAAGGTATGTCCTGCAAAAGACTTATTCCTCTGCTTGATTCTCGGTTTTTGTGAGATTGGTAATGTTCTTTTTCCGCCTCTAAAGCTTGTGTTTCCAGTTGTACGCTTTTTTCGTACAGTTGCGCTTCTAACCCGTGACAATTTGTCACGACCTCAGTTGCCTCACTACGGATCTCTTCTGTTTGGTAAACCTTGGCTGGCTCATTTATGAAGCCAGTAGCCAAGGTTAGTATTGCGGTGCTAGCTTCTTGCGGTGTTGGTTCACGTTTGGAGTCTATGATTTGTACGATCTCAGCCTCATGCGCGCGCGTTAAAGGAGTATTATTTTCAATAGGAGTACTAGAGGAAAAAGAAGAAGAATAAGCTAAAGCTTCTTCTTCTTTTTCCTTACCGTTATTGGGTATTACATATATGTTGTCCAGATTTTTCTGGATAGGGGTCAAGGAATTTTTGCATAGCTCTACTTGGTTTTGAGGGGTAGTAGACACCTTTTTTTCTAGACCAATTTCACTATAAAAATGAGGCGTATCTTTCCATACTAAAAGATACATATTATTGTTAAATCTTTTGCCGTGATAATATTCAGTTCTAAAATCTCTTTTTAATAAACCAAGTTTTTCAAGTAATACTAACTTTGTTCTTATGGTTTCACTTGTACATCCATATTTATTAGCCAAATACTCATAACCTATCTGCCACCCGTAGCCTTTTAGTTTGGACGAATAGACTATATTGCCCTGAATATTTGTTTTCTTAGGTTTGTACCAAGACCTAGCTTCTAGGTAGATATCAATAGCCACGTGGTCAGGCTTACCCTTGTTAGTAAGGATTAGCTTGTACAAGGCCTCTATTCTGATATTACCCTCTTCCTTCAAGAGGTTCTTTTTATTACTAGGCTTTGTGTTTTGTTTAGGTTGTGCTTTCACGCCTCCCCTCCTTCTACTATCCACGAATATCCTTGATCCTGATACGCATATTTTATTTGGTAGATCAACAGCTTTACCTTGTCAAAATCGGCTAATTCATCTGTCTCGTTACTCATTTAGAAACACCTTTGATTAATTCATCTATACGTATTAGCCTGTGTGATAACCATTCAACTGACATTTGAAACAAAAAACTATCCTCCTGATCGTCATCGACCATTGACCTAACAAATCTAGTTAGTGTCATCACCTCTTGCCTAAGGTCGTTTATCTGCGCTTCTTTTTCTAATTCACCCAGTGTCTTGTCACTCATTTAAACCTCATCTTTTGGTATTAAGTTTCCATATTTTTTGCAAAACAACTCCGCTAACTTTACCGCTTCTCGATATATTTCTGGGTCGTGATATTTAGACTCGTACTCTTCTAGATGTTGAGTACGTTGCAAAAGACTTTTGAGCATCATTATCTTTTCAATTAAAGCCTCAAACTCTTCTTCAATATTTGTCAAACGAGAGCATAGGTCTTCGGTTTGTTTTTTATTCATTTAAACCTCTTTGCACTTGTTCATAATTTATTTTCTCTGTACTGTTTTATTATTTAAGTTAAAAATTCTTTGCTCATGTCTAGTATTAAAAAACCATCTAAGCCTATACAAAAACCAATAGAGCCAGCACCTAAGACGACTCCGCCTATATCGCCTAAGCCACCAATATCCGAAAGAAATGATGGTAATTAATAGCCTCTAGCACTAAATTCAAAACTACTGGCGCAAAAGAGTATTGCCCTATTAACAAGGCTTTATTCAACAGCTCGAGTCTTTTGTTATTTGAATTATCACTGGCTTGGAGTCCTGATTCTTTGGCATGTAATAAGCGAACAAGAATTAGTGCTAATATATGTTCGTTATCGTCTTTCGGATCTGGGGTTTCAGTTTCGTTATTTCTTAAGTACCCCTCATTTAACCAGTCATGAGGAAATATCCCCATAGAGGCATACGAGCTAGGTTTTAAAGCTTGAAATAAATACATAGCACTTATCACTAGCATTATGGCGGTGGTAGTTAATAACCACGGATAGCTAAGGTATCCCGATGTTATCGCTGCAAAAATCACTCCTATTAAACTCAGCCATACTGTAAGCAACGTATAAGCCCTAGAATCTATCCTTTCTTTTCTAGCATGCTCATCTTGGATTTTTAACTCTACCTGTCTCACTGCTTCCTTAACTAAAGGTAAGTTCAAACCATTAGACTCGGTATACACCTTATCAATTCCCGCTAAATCAATTTGTAATTCGTTATCCATTATTTAGACCTCTTGGTTGTGATTTCCTCTATACTCAGTACTAACTCGGCTAAAGTCCCAGAGTCCCGTGCGAAAATATCTTGACTAGTTTCTCCCGCTTCAATCATTCTCAGTATCCGTCTAGCTATCTTCTGTATGTCAGTCATTGCTGTTCTCCTTTCATTAAGGTTTCTAAAATCTCATGGCACTCAGCTTCTTTTGTGGTAGCCATATGTCTTATCTTTGTTGCTAATTCTTCTAGATCGCTATTTATGTTTCTCGCTCTTACTACTAATAATGCCGCCTGGTCATATAGATCGTTCAGCTCTTTTCTTTCTTTATCCAGTTCTGTTAAACGTGACTCACTCATTAGACTTCTCCCCTATTTATGCTATCTAAGAATGCGTTGTGGTCAGTTTTTTTTGCTGTAGACATAT